ATCGGGAACCTCGCTGGAGCCTCACCTCGCGCCGACCCTGTTTTTACCGCCAAAATAAAACGAATGAGACTTGCAAAATGAACAGCGCTCACTTCGCAAAGCAGCCTGCGCGTGTGTTGGTTGCGGACCCGCCCTGGAAGTTCAAGGACCGCCTGCCAGGGCGCAAGCGCGGCGCTGCGAAGCACTACGGGTGCCTAACGCCCGCGGAGATCTGCGCCTTCGCGCTGCCGCCGCTCTGCGCGGACGGCGCGCTGTTGTTCTTGTGGCGCGTCGCTGCGATGCAGCAAGAGGCGCTTGACGTTGTCGAGGCCTGGGGATTCAAGGTCAAGGCCGAGCTCGTTTGGGTGAAGCTGACCTCGACCAGCACCAAGCTTCACTTTGGGATGGGGCGCTACACCCGGGCCGCGCACGAGACGTGTCTCATCTGCACCCGCGGGCGGGCTAGCGTGCGCGTGCACGACCAGCGCTCGATCTTCTTCGCACCTGTTGGGCGCCACAGTGAGAAGCCCGACGCGTTCTATTTGAAAGTCGCGCGCCTCGCGGCCGGTCCGTACGCGGAGCTATTCGCGCGACGTCGCCGCCCTGGGTGGCGCTGCTTCGGCAATGAACTCGAACCAATACGAAAGGCAGGATGAAGTCATGGGCGGAGTAGGTTCGGGCCGCAGGCCCAAGTACAGTCCCGAGGTCCACCGCACGATCATCGCTGCGCTCAGGCGCGGCGCGTTGAAGCCGCACGCTGCGCAGTCAGTCGGCATCCACGCCAACACGCTCGAATCGTGGATTGAAGCAGGCAACGCCGGCGATGAGCGCTACGAGGCCTTTGCAATCGAGGTCGAGAAAGCGCTCGCCGACGACGCGCTTCGTAACCAAGCCGTCATCACGATGGCGGCCATCGGGCCCATCAAGGGCGATTGGAAGGCTGCGGCTTGGAACCTTGAGCGCAAGTTCCCGCGTTTGTACGGAGCGCGCTTGACCGCCGCACTGGGCGCGCAGACCGAGCGACCATTCAGCCCGTGGAAAACTCCAACAGCGCAGCCGCCAAAAATATTCTCGTAAATGGCGAAGCGCCCGCACAAGGCCACGCCCGCGTCGAAAGAGCGCGCAGCCCTGCACTCGTTCACTGCAGAGCAGCGTACGGACGCAATGCTTGGAGGTCCCGAGCCGTTCATCCCGAGCGGCATCGTGGTCCGCACCGAAGGCCAACGCATGTTCCTGCACGTCACCGGCTCGTACGCCGCCATCGCGCAGGAGATTCAATGCAGGACCATCAGCTCAATCCATGACTGGAAGACTGGCAAGCGACAGCCCAACGCCGATGCGCGCGCAAAGATGCACTACGCGTTTGGGATCCCCGTCGAGTCGTGGGACGTCGAGCCGAGCGGGACCAAGCTGCCGGACGTGTTACCCGTCACGGGTCAGCGCCGGCTCTCGACGCTCGAACACTGCATCGTGCTTCTGGACACGATCTCGAAGCAGCGCGCGCACCCCGCGTTGACGAACCCCGAGCGAACGAAGCTCGCGCTTGCAGAAGCGCAGATCCTCGCGTTGCGCGCGCGCCTTGAGCAGTCAGCAGAGCTCGCCGAGGACCGCTACATCCGAGAGCATCCCGGCTGGTTGAAGCTGCGAGACGCGCTCACGCGCGCGCTGCTTCCGTATCCAATCGCCGCGAAGGCCGTGCTCGATGTGCTCGCAAAGCTGAACATGGGCGACGAGGCGCCAACCAATGGTGCAGCTGGTTGACCGCTCGCTCTCGAAGCCGCTGTCGCGCTCGAGCTCGCTGCGCGGTCCGCGCGCGTCATTCGTCGGCGCGTTCTTCGAGCACTTCTCATTCGAGCTCTCGATGTCGACTCGGATCCGCTTTCCGAGCCCGGCCTTCCAGCGTGACCCCGTTGCGTTCTTTCGGCAGATCCTCGGCGTCGAACCCTGGTCGCGACAGATCGAAGTCATCGAGGCCGTGCGCGATCACGCGCGCGTAGCGATCTGCTCGGGCCACAAGGTCAGCAAGTCGCACACCGCAGCTGGGCTTGCGCTCTGGTACTTCTGCTCGTTCGAGGATGCGCGCGTCGTCATGACCTCGACGACCTCGCGGCAGGTCGACCAGATCCTCTGGCGTGAGCTGCGCATGCTGCGCTCGCGCTCAGGCCGCTGCACATCGTGCAAAGCAGAAGACCCGGACGGGCTGTTGATCCGCGCGCCTTGTCCGCACTCCACCATCATCGAGGGTGAGCAGGGCGAGCTCGCGCGCACGGGGTTGAAGTCGCCCGACTTCCGCGAGGTGGTTGGCTTCACTGCGCGCGAGGCCGAAGCCGTGTCCGGCGTGAGCGGTCGGCACTTGCTGTACATCGTCGACGAGGCGAGCGGCGTCGAGGAAGAGATCTTCGAAGCCATCGAAGGCAATCGCGCAGGCGGCGCCAAGTTCGTCGCGTTCAGCAACGGCACGAAGAACGAAGGCGAGTTTTACGAAGCGTTCTACGGCAAGGCGCACTTGTACAAGACGCTGCGCATATCGTCGGAGGAAACGCCGAACGCGGTGAGCGGCGAGCTCGTTATCCCTGGGCTTGCGACACGCGATTGGATCGAAGAGAAGAAACTCGAATGGGGCGAGACCTCGGCGCTGTACCGCGTGCGCGTGAAGGGTGAGCACGCGCTGCACGAGGAAGGCCGGATTTTCACCATCCATGCGATCGGCCAGGCCGAGGCGCGTTGGGCCGACACTGCAGAGTCAGGCCGGCTGTACATCGGCCTCGACCCTGCCGGCGAGAGCGGCACTGGTGACGAGACTGTGCTCGTTGCGCGCCGAGGCATGAAGATGCTCGAGCTGCACGCGCGCCGAGGTCTGAACGACGAAGGCCACAAGGCGCTGCTGCTCCAAGTGATCGCGCGCCTGCGCCTGCCGCGCGAGACTCCGGTCGTCGTGCTCGACCGCGAAGGTTCCATCGGCGCGTCGCTCTCGGGCGCGCTCAACGCGCACGTTGCGCAGAATCCCAACGACTTCGAGCTCGTGTCGCTGCGCTCCAGTGATGGCGCCATCCGTCAGCCGCAAGTCTACGACCGCATTCGCGACGAGCTCGCCGCGAACCTCGAGATCTGGTTTCGCGACGGCGGCGCCATCCTCGAGGACGCGAAGCTCGCGCGCGAGCTGCACGTGTTGGAGTGGCTCTTCACTGTGCGTGGCCGCGTCAAGCTCATCCCCAAGGACAAGCTGCGCAAGATCCTCGGTCGCTCGCCTGACCGTTACGACGCGCTCGCGATGTCGGTCTGGGAGCCGCTCTCGCTCGCAGATACACCGCAGAGCATGCTGCCCGCCAACGAAGACACAGACCGCATGGAGCACGTGCTCGACCCTTACGAAGCGATGAAGGTATGGGAAAGCTGAAGACATCGACGCGCGGGCGACGATCGCTCTTGGCGCTCTTACAGCTCGCCAGCGAGACCGACATCGCAGCGCGCTGCCGCGTCGCGCAGCAGTCGGTAAGTGACTGGGCTGCAGGCAATAAGCGCCCGTCGCCGCGCGCGCGCGCCGCGCTTGAGCAGTGCTACGGCATCACGCAGGCCCATTGGGATCAGCCGCTTCGTCCGCTCACGAACAGATAGACACTGCACACGTGCCCAGTCTCTCGTGAGAGAGCCTGCGCGTGGCGTCGATCACCCAGCGGATAAGTCAGTCTGCGCGCGCTGCCCTGATGGGCATCTCGACCTACGCGCCCGACGACAATCCGACTTACGCGTACGACATCGACAGCGACAACGTTCGCCAGATGCGGGAGCAGTTGGGCGGCCAACTGGTCCCCGCCACCGTCTCAAAGATTCGTTGGTACATGAGCGACCTCGAGGCGGCGGAGCGCCTCGCGGACACTGGCGACTTGAGTCAAGCCGGGCGGCTCATGCTTGCAGCGCGCAAGGACGGCGTGTTGTCGGGCGTTCTATCCACGCGCACGAGCGGCTTGGTGCGGCTGCCGAAGCGCTTCCGCGGTGACCCGAAGATCGTGAGCGAGCTCGAAGCCGGGCACGAGTCAGTGCGCTCGACGTTCGATGAGATGTGTCCACCCAGCGAGCTCGCGCTGATGGCTGCGGACGGCGTCTTGTGCGGCGTTGCTATCGGCGAACTGCTGCCGGTGCAGGGCCGAACGCATCCCGTACTCGTGCGGCTCGACCCCCAATATCTTTCCTACGTTTGGAACGAGAACCGCTTCTATTACCGAAGCGCTGTTGGTCGACTGCCGGTCACGCCAGGCGATGGGCGTTGGGTGCTTCACGTTCCTGGTGGTCGCGTCGCGCCCTGGCAGCACGCGCTGTGGCGTGCTGTTGGTCGAGCGTACATCCGTAAGGAGCACGCGAACCTGCAGAAAGACAACTGGGAATCGAAGCTCGCGAACCCCGCGCGTGTCGCAGTCGCGCCGCAAGGTGCAGCCGAAGCGCAGAAGCAAAGCTTCTTCCAACAGGTGATGGCGTGGGGCATCAACTCTGTTTTCGGGATGACTCCAGGCTTCGACGTCAAGCTCATCGAGAGCAACGGCCGCGGCTTCGACAGCTTCAACAAGACGATCACCCAACAGAATGAAGAATTTATCATAGCCATCGCCGGGCAGATCGTCACAACAACCGGTGGCTCCGGTTTCGCAAACGCCGACATCCACAAGGCGATTCGTGCGGACCTCATCAAGGACACTGCAGACGGGCTCGCCTATACCGTCAACACGCAGATCATCCCGGTCTACATCGCGCTGAGCTACGGCGAGGATGCGATCACGACGATGAGTGCGGCAATGGAATGGGACGTCACTCCGCCGCAAGACCTCAACGCGCAAGCCAACAGCGTGCTCACGCTGGCCAACGCGATAATCCAGATGCAGCAGGCGCTCGCGACCGGGGGCTATGCGCTCGACATCACCACGATGGCGGAGCGCTACGGCGTGCCGCTCGAAGGCGACTACGACGGCGACGGCGTGCCCGACACTGACACGGGTAAACCCAAGCTGCGCGTCATCGAAGGCGGCAAGTCTACGACTGCTGCTGATACAGACACGGTCGGCGACGTCGCGCCCACCGACGCCGCGGTGGCAGCGGACAAAGCAGCGCAGGACACCGCGCTCAACGGCGCGCAGATTGCGTCGCTGCTCGAGATCATCCAGGCCGTTGCGGACGGGCTCATACCTCGCGACTCCGGCTTGGCCATCATCAAGCGTGCGTTCTTGGTCGACGACGCGGGCGCCGAAGAGCTTATGGGTAGCGTTGGCCAAGGCTTCGTATCCTCGACCGCAGCGCCGCCCGCACCGCCTCCCGGAGCACCGCAGCCGCCAGCTGCACCCACTGAGCAGGTGGCCGCATGACTGCCGCGAAGAAGAAGATCGCAATGCGTTACGAGCGCCGCGGCTATCTCGCGGTCGCGCCGAAGGCGTTCTTCGAGATGTTCTTCATGGACGAGCGGCCACCGGAGAACTCCGAGATCGGCGACGCCATCATCGTCGATGTCCGCGGGCCGCTCGAACAGCACGCGCACTACTGTTACGACTCCTACGAGGCCATCACTGCGCGCGTTGCCGAGGCATGCAAGACCGCAGCGCGCTCGGTGATCCTGCGCTTCGACAGTCCGGGCGGCGAGGTCGCGGGCTGCTTCGAGACTGCGCGCGAGCTGCGCGCGATGATCACTGCAGCGGGTAAGCGCTACTTCGCTTTTGCCGAGGGTGACTGCTGCAGCGCCGCGTACGCGCTCGCGAGCGGAGCCGAGTGCATTGTGCTCGCCGACTCCGCGCTCATCGGATCAATCGGTGTGTTGGTCGAGCGCTGCGACGTAAGTGCGCGCAACGTCAAGGAAGGCCTGCGCGTGCAGTTCATCACTTCGGGCGCGCGCAAAGCGGACGGCCACCCGGATCAACCGATCAGCGACGCCGAGCTCGAACAGATGCAAGGCATCGTTGACTCGATGGGCGCGAGCTTCTTTGCGCTCGTCGCCGAGCTGCGACCGCGCATGACAGCGGACGGCATTGCAGCGCTGCAAGCGAAAGTTTTCCACGGCGCCAGTGCCGTGGGTGTTGGGCTCGCCGATCAGATCGGAAGCCTTTCGACTGTGCTCGCGCTCGCGAGCGCGACCGGAATAGGAGCGACGGCAATGGCTGACAAGTCACCATACGAGGTTGCGCGCGCTGCGCTCGAAGAAGCAGCGAAGGGCGAAGATGCAAACGCTGCAGCCGCGAAGCGCGCGCTCGCAGCGCTTGGAGAAGGCGGCGGCGGCGAGGAAGAAGAGCCCGCGCCCGACGCCGAGGCGGGCGACGACGAGGAGCCCGAAGCCGAGACCGAGGTCGAGCCGGACGACGACACTCAGCCCGCCGCAGCGCCGAAGAAAGAGAGCAAGGCGGCGGCCGCGTACCGCGTTGCGATCGCGGCGCAGAAGACGTCGGAAGCCGTGCGCGCCGAGTTGAAGAGCCGCGATGACAAGGAAGAGCGCGCGCGCTTGCTCGCGTCGCGACCGGACCTCTCGGCCGAGATGGCCAAGCTGCTGCAGAAGGCGCCGTTAGATCTCGTGCGCGAGCACATCGCCTCGATGCCGAAGCTGACGGGCACGATCGCATCGAACCCGCGAGCAAACGCTGCAGCGGGCGGCGGCGGGCCTGCGCCAACACGCGGTGAAGGTGCGGGCGACCCTAACGTGTCGCGCCTTCCCGACAACGAGAAGCGCGCGCTTGACCAGCGCATGGGCCTGCTCGGCGAGTCGAGCGGCATCGAGAACACCGACTACAAGCTGCGCCTGGGCGTGACTAAGCCTAGCGCGAGCGGCTCCACCCCAACCGCAGCCTGAGCCTCACAAGTTCAACAACCAAACAATTCATCTCCGAGGCCAACATGTCAGAGCGAACGATTCGTGAGGCTCACTGGGGCTACTACAGCTTCGTGGTGAAGGCAGGCGAGGTCTGCGAGAAAGGCAACGTCGCCGCGTTCAACGCGACGGGCGAAGTCGTCAACGGGCCGGGTGCCGTGCAGATCGGCTACTGGCACGAGACCAAGAACGCCGACGGTGTCATCAAGGTGCAGGTGAAGCTGTGGCGCGAGATCCAACTGCAGTGGTTGGACAACGAGACGGTCACGCCCGTTGCCATCACCGACCGCGGCAAGATCTGCAATCTGAAGACCAACCACAGCGTGACGATGGACGCCGCTGTTCTCACGAAGGCCGGGATGGTCTTCGACGTGCAGGCCGCCAAGGGCGTCTTGGTCTTCTTCGACTACGACACCGCGGCCTGAGCGCGCAAGTTCATCTGACAGAACTGGAAGGACACAACACATATGGCAACGCTCACACCGTCATTCCTGTTCGATCTCGAGTCGAACATGCGCACGATTACGGCTCGCGAATACGAGCGGCTTCTCAGCAAGCTCTGGTGGCAGACAGTCTGCAAGACCGGCCCGACGTCGGGCGCCAAGAAAGAGCGCGTTACGTGGCTGCTCGACACTGCGCGCATTCAGAAGACTGGACGCGGCGGTAACGTCGAGTTCGAAGACATCGTTTCGCAGACGACCGAGGTCGAGCACGAGAACGCGGCCGCAGGTCTGAAGATCAAGAAAGAGCAGCTCGAAGACGTCGATGGCAACGGCATCGACTTCGCGACTCACTGGAGCCGGCAGATGGGTAGTTACGCTGCATACTGGCCCCAGAAAATGACGGCGCAGGCACTGCTCGCGAACGGGCCCACCTACGACGGACTGTCGTTCTTCAACCAGAACCACAAGGTCAATCCGTTCAACGTCAACGCCGGCGTTTACGCGAACATCTTCACCGGAGCTGCGGTAGGCATCTATCCGGGCGCGCTTCCCATCGACACGAGCGTGAGCGTCGACGTTGCGATCGCCAACGTTGCCAAGGCCATCGCCTATATCTCAGGCGCGCTGAAGATGCCGAATGGCGAGGATCCTCGGTTCCTTCGCGTCGCCAACATCCTGATCCCGCCAGCGCTCGTCGCGCGGGCGCAGCAGATCACCAACGCCAAGTTCATCGCGCAGCTCGCATCGGGCGGCGCAGCGGGCAGCGGCGACGTCGAGGCCATCGTGCGGAACTTCGGGCTCGGCCAGCCGGTCGAGGCGCCCGAGCTCGGCGCACCGTTCGGGGGCAGCGACACCACCTATTACATCGCGGTCGAAGAGATCACGAACAACGAGCTCGGCGCGTTTGCTTACATCAATCGAGAGCCGTTCTCGGTGCTGTACTACGGGCCGCAGAACGACGGGCAGCTCGCGCGAATCCGTGAGTACCAGTGGCTGACTGAGGGTCGTAACTCGATCATGAACGGCCACCCGTATCTGCTCTTCAAGTGCATGGCGGCTTGAGCGCTTAGCGCTCGCACTCACGCACGCATTCGCAGTGCACGACGTCGACCAGGGCGTCGTGCAGCTCGTCCCCAACTGAACTCCATGCCGCGTGTCCGCCATGACTGCCTACCTCAACCTCGCAGACTTCAAGCTCACCACTGACATGCCTTCGGCATTCGTCGATGAGATTGAAGTGCAGGAGGCGGGCTGGGTCGACAAGGCGCTCGACATGGGTTCGGCGTATATCGACTCGCGCCTCGCGAAACGCTACGACGCGCCGTTCATCGCGCCGTTTCCAATCGCAGTGATCCGCTGGCTCACTGACCTCGTGACGCTGCGCTGTTGGCGCAAGCGCGGCGTGGTCGCCACCGACGAGCAGATGATCGACTACCGCGCTGCAGCTGAGACTGCGCAGCGCGAGCTCACCGAAGCGGCCAACAGCGATACAGGTTTGTTCGACCTCCCGCTGCGCGCGAACACCGATACGAGCGGCATCAACCGCGGCTTCCCTCGGAGCTACAGCGAGCAGTCGCCTTACGTTTGGTACGACGTTCAAGAAGAAGTCGGTCGCGATGAAGACGTCGCAGGGGAAGGCACGTTCCGATGAGCTCACCGGAAAACGATGCCGCCATGTCAGAGCTGCAGGCGATGATCAACAAGATCATCGAGCTGCCCGAGCTCGGCAAGAAAGCAGCGCCCGACGTTGCCAAGGTCGTGCGCCGCGACATCGAAGGCACGATCTCTCGCGGCACTAGCTCCGAGGGTCACCCATGGCGGCCCACGCAGGAGGGTAAGAAGCCGCTGCAGCATGCAGCCCAAGCGCTGCGCTCTGCATCGATTGGCGATGTCATCTACGTCCGCCTGGTCGGCGTCGAGGCTCGTCATCACAAAGGCCGAGTCAAGGGCGGCCAGAAGCGGCAGATCCTACCCGTTGCCGGCGTGCCGCCGCGCATGGCTGCGCTCATTCAAAAGGTTCTGTCGGATGCCTTCCTCGAGGCCATCCGATGAGTCAGATCCTCGCACTCGAGTATTTGTTCGCGGCCGTCAAGCTGCGGTTTGCGGCCGATGGGATCAACGTGCCGAACCTGTTCGGTTGGCGCGTGCCCGGTCAGCACATGACGCAGAAGACTCGGATTGCGTGGGTGCCTGGTGACCCAACGTCGAGCGCAGGTGTGGTGCTGCCGGCGCGCAACCCTGGTCAAGTGCCGCGCGTGCTCGCTGTGCTCGACGAGCTCTTCACTGTCTACATCACAGGCCAGGATGCATCGGACCCGGAGAACGAGCAGAAGCAGTACCACATCGCGCGCATCGTTCGCGATCAGTGGTACCGCGCTGTTTACTTGGCGGCACACGGCACGTTCGCAGTGCGCAACGAGATGTGGCTCGTCGAGAAGGTGGAGCGTCGTTGGGGCGCGTCGCTGCGCCTCATCTGTTCAATCCAAGCGCCAGTGCTCGACGCCATCAATGGCGACAGCGGCATCATCGACGCGGGCGAAGACGCAGCCGCCAACGACACCACGCTCGGCGCTGAGATCCCCACGCAGCTAAACGACAGCGAGCCCGAAGTGATGAGCATCCCGCCTGGTGAGCTTCCGCCCGAGCCCGAGCCCGAGCCGTAGTCGTGTGTTTGCAATCTGACCAAGGAAAGAAGACATGACACAACCGAGCGTAATCATCACAGAGCTCGACGGCGCACTGGGCGTGCTTCCACCCAGCGCTGGTCGGCTGCACGCAATCATGGGCCCGACATCGATGGGCGTTGCGAACGTGCCCGCGACGTTCGGGCGGATCCTCGACATTCAAACGAACTTCGGCCAGGGCGCGGCAGTCGAAGCTGCAGCGCACTACATGGCGCTGTACGGCCGGCCTGTGCTCTTCGTAAAGACCGAGGCGGCCGTCGCTGCGGTCGTCGAGGTTCCCGAGTTCGTGGGGACTGGCACGTCTATCATCACGACGACCGGAGAACCGGTCGACGACTACGAGGTCGTTTTCAAGGTCAAGGTCGGCGGGACCGTCGCGACTGCGGGGATCAAATACGTCTATTCGCTCGACGGTGGGCGCACGTTCTCGCCGGAGCAATCGCTCGGCGTCGCTGTGCTCGCTGCGCTTGGAACGTCCGGGCTTACGCTCGACTTCGCAGCGGGGACACTTGTTGCCGGCGACGTCGCAACCTTCCTCGCAACTGCAGCCGCGTCAGATGCGACCAACCTCACGCCCGCGCTCAATGCGCTCAAGGCATCGCAGGTGCTCTGGGAGATCTGCCAGATCGTGCCGGCCGTCACGCCCGGCATGGTCGACGCAATCGACCTCGCATTTGCAGGCATGGCGAATGCGGGCAAGTACCGCGCTTGGATCGGTAACACCCGTATCCCGGACGTCGACGAAACAGAGGCGGCGTATCTCACCGAGCTCAGCACAGCGTACGCCGCGAAGTCGTCGAAGTTCGGCTCGCTGTATGCCGGCGCGTGCAAGCTGACCTCGGCAATCAGCGGCCGTCAGTACCGCCGCCCAGTGTCGTTCTCCACTGCGGCGCGTGAAGCGTTTGTCTCGCAGGAGATAGACATCGCTGACGTCAATCTCGGCACGCTCGAAGGCGTTGCCATCCGCGACGTCAACGGCAATCCCGACGAGCACGACGAGTCGTTGTTCCCGGGCCTCGATGACTTGCGCTTCGGCACGCTGCGCACCTGGGACGGCGAGGGTGTCTACGTCAACCGTCCGCGCCTGTTCTCTCCAACAGGGTCTGACTTTCAGCTCATGCCGCACCGGCGTGTGATGAACCTCACGCTCGAAACGCTGCGCACGTACTTCATCCGCCGGCTCAACAAGCCCGTGCTGATCAGCTCGACCACGGGCTTCATCCTGCAATCCGAAGCTCTCGAGATCGAAGGCGGCGCCAACGCGCTTCTGCGCTCGCAGCTACTCGCGAAGCCGAAGGCCTCGGCCGTCCAGTTCGTACTGTCACGCACCGACAACCTGCTCAGCACCCGCACGCTGACAGGTGACTGCCGCGTGACGCCGCTCGCATACCCAGAGGACATCGAGCTTACGGCTGGGTTCTTCAACCCAGCGCTGCAAGTTCAGGCGGCCTGACCCAACGACCGCATAGGAGGCAAGTGTCATGGCTGACCAGATACTCGTGAACGGCAATCAAATCTCTTGGGGCAGCATCATCCTCAAGGTCCGCGCTGAGCGCTTCTACGGCTTCACAGGCATCTCATTTGCCGACAAGCGCGAGCGCGTGAAGGGCTACGGCCAAGGTCGACACCACGCCCCCCGCGGGCGCTCGGCGGGTAAGTACAGCGTCGAGAACGTGAAGCTCACCGGCTGGAAGGCGAGCGTCCAACAGCTGCGCCAAGAGCTCGCGCTTCAGTCGCTCGTGCCCGGCGGCTACGGCGATGTCGAGTTCGAGATCGACGTTCAGTACATCGAGGCGGACGAGCTGCCGATTCAAGTGCTGATCGAACGATGCGTTTGGGCTGGCAACAGCACCAGTGACGAAGAATCCCCCGACCCACTCAAAGAGGAGATCGAGCTCGACTGCATGCTCATTCGACGCAATGGGCTCGTGCTGTTCGACTCGCGCATGGCCATATGACTGAGAACGCCAAAAGTGTAATCGAGCTGCGTGCCCTGCACGCGCAGCTACAAACCGCACGCGAAGAAGCCGACGAGCGCGCCAAGGAAAGCTTCGAGACTTCGCAGCTCGAGCAAGCCATCGCGGACGAGGAAGCGCTCGCGAAACTCATCACAGAGCACGGCACGCTCGGTCAGAAGATCGAAGCCGTGCACACCGACATGGGCCTCATCGTTGTGGCGCGACCGCACACGCTGAAGTTCCGGCGCTTCCAAGACCGAGGGAAGTTCGACACCGATGAGATCTCGCAGTTGATCCGGCCCTGCGTCATCTACCCCGCACTACCGCGCTTCGATGCGATTCTCGAAGAGCTGCCCGCAACGCTCGCGCGGGTGGGTAGCGCAGTGATCGCCCTGGCGGGCCATCGTTCGGAGAACCTCGGAAAAAAATAGCCGACGTCCGAACGCGGGCCCGCGGCAACGATGGGCTCGCTGCAGCGTGTTTACTCGCCGCGTTTGGAGTCACCGAGAGCGAGCTCGAAGGCCAGGCCGCACGTCAGTACGTGGGCGCGATCCTCCTGCTCGAAGCGTTTGCTGACCTGCGCATGCTGCGCAAAGCGTTGACCAAGAAAGCGTAAGTCCCCGCCCGTGGCTGACGATACGACCACAGCCGAGTTCATTCTCCGCCTCAAGAATGAGATAGGCGGCTCGGCTGCGTCCGCGGCGCAGGCGCTGTCTGGCCTCAAGAGCGAGATGGAAGCCGACATCAAGGCGCTCGCCGAGATGGAAAAGGCGATGCGCAATTTGAAGAAAGCGGCGAGCGTCGACGAAGGCGCGATGCGCACGCTCACGCAGGCGATGCAAACCAAGCGCGAAGCGATCTCGCGCGCGCAAGCTGCATACGTCGAGCTCGGCGGCGAGTTCGGGCGGACCAAGTCGAAAGGCGGGGACCTGCTCTCGCGGCTCAAAGCGATGGAGACCGGGCTTGCTGGCATGCCTGGACCGCTCGGACAAGTCACTGCATCACTGTCGAAGCTGGTGCAGATGATGGGTGGCGCAGGCTGGGCCGCGCTTGCGGGAGGCCTCGCCGCCGTCGCTGCGTCCGCGATCGTTGCGGCCAAGACACTGTTCGACCTTGGCCTCGCCAACGCCGACGCACGACGCAACGAGCTGCTGCACCTCGAAGCGCTCACCAAGATGCGCAGCTGGTTCGGGTTCATTCCCGGCAACGCCAAGGAGATGATCAAAGGCATCGACGACATCTCGGCGCGCGTGTCGATCAGCCGCGAGGAAGTCTCGCAGTTCAACGACACGTTGTACAAGTCGGGCCTGCGCGGCGCGAGCTTGAAGACTGCTCTCGAAGCGACTGCGATCAAAGCGAGCG